CCTCACTCAAGTGGCAAACAAAGTGTCGCCAAGAGAAAGTACAAAAGGTACTCTGGTTAAATCAAGCTTATGAAAATCAGGTAACATAAGTGAATTGATATCCAGTCTCAACACATACTTAAACAATCGTTTAAGTCCTTTTGTCAGTGGTAAGACAGTATTGTCTAACACTGGATAATGTGCGAGGAATGTTCTGAAGAAGTTACAGTAGAGTTCGTCATTACATCCACCAAGTAAGTAATAAGCAAATACTCGTGAACATGATTGTTCAAGAAACTCAACATCTCTTTCGGGATAGAGAGCAAGCTTAAACCATTCTTCAGTGCTACGTTCATATCTGTATGCTTGACATGAATAACCGAGAAATTTACGGTCTTTTTGTTTTGTAGCAATTCTAACCTTTTCAGGTTTTAGTGTAACGCCAAAGCCGCGCCACGCGAGATCTTTAACTTTATCACTATTTACCTTTCCTGGCCAAAAATTGGGCACCAAGAAAGAGCTATCGTCACCAAGAACTTTCATTCTCATCAAATTCCAACCATAATAGTTGTTCATTGTCATGACGATAATATAATTGCAGATTGAACCAACAGATTGAGTGAAAAAACTTCCACTTGGAATTCCATGTTGTTTGGCATAGCAACTTCCATCTGGTAGCATGATTTTAGTCTTCTTAAAATAAGTTCGAATAAAATCAAATACTGCTTTGTTTTTAGCTTCCATTTTATGGCCGCCAAAAACTAAATTATTATTATGTCTGGTATATTGAGAGTCAAAGCTATTTTCAATAATATCAAAGGCTTCATCAATTAACCAGTTTGTGATTGACACATCAAAAGATGACCAATCAAAAGTGACTTCACAACATTCCATCTCCGTAGCGAGAGAAGAGATTAAAGCGGTTGCAAGTCTAACCATTGCACCATCGCCAAAATGGACGGTGGGAACTTCTTTTTCAAGAAATTCATAGTAGGGAATAGCCCACTTTCCTTCCAAAATTGAAAGTTCAAAGGGATATACCCAAACTGCTCTGGTTTTATTAGTTTCGGAATCAGAAAGATGGCCTCGAAGGGCAAGTTTACAAGGAGGTATGTATACTCTCTTTCCTGCTGACACAAAATGTGCTATGTAGGAAGCAGTATCATAAGCTTCTTCAACAACTTCTTTCTTTTTTTTTCCGGGGTAGGAAAATCCTGCTGCTGAATCAAGATTCATATTATCGCAGACATCAGGAACAGACATGCGATAGAGCTTTTCACGGGGAGTGAAAACGTGTTTAGCACTAGCAATAGCAGATTTAAATGATTTAATTAAATCATCTGGCATATCAGATAAGTTTCTCTGGGGTCTAGCATACTTTGAGAAAGACTTAAGTCCTTCATTTAGAGAAGCTTTCTTTGTGTAACCAAAAGATGCATCATAAATCTGTTTGTTCCATAGTTTCATGGATTTCCTAACAAATGGGTCCGTATTCATACGTGTAGTTTCTACAGTATAGGGGTAAGTCCAAGGGTCCTTAAGTCGCTTGATCCCTGGCTTGTGAAGCAGCGAAGCGTGAAAAGCTTCATAATCAATTGTTTCTCTTGTTTGTTGGTCGGGTGGTT